GGCCGCGGCGATGGGTGCGGCGTACAGCCCGACCCAAATAAACAGCAACCCGACAGCGATAACACCTTGCACAATGGTTTTCATACGCTCCCCTTTGACCAGCCCATTTCAATCTCAATGGCACGGGCGGCTTCCTTGAAGTCGGTGTCGTGCGCGTACTTGTTTGGCACCTGGTCGTGACCGAGAGCCGCGTGCAGCATTTCATGCGCTAGGATGCGGAGCAGCATGTCCAGTGATTTTGTGTCGGTGGTGTCTACCCAGATACAGTGGTTGTCGCCAGCCTTGCCATGGTAGCCATGGGCTTTGAGCGGCTTGGCCACGAACACCATCTTGTTGACCGAGGGCAGGCGGCGGTCACTGCTGAACGCAATCTTTTTGAGGAAGCAGTAACCCGCGCGCAGGTCACTCTCGTCAAAGTTCATTTTTTGCGCAGCCAGTCCTGCACAGTCTGCGTTTCGTATATCCTAATGCACGTCCAGACAATAGCGGCAATGGTGGCGATGATGGTCAGCGCGGTAGAGAACACCCCGAGCCACGCAGCGAATACCGTACCATAAGCCGCTGCGTCGGCTAGGTGCTTAACTTGATCCGTTTGCTGCACCATTTTACCGCCCCTTGTCATGTTGTTGTGTTTACCGCGGTGACTTTCCGCGTGCGGCGTTCTGTCTTGCTTTAGAAAGTGTTGTCATTACTCAATCCTTTTCACAGTAAGCCTGTTATAACTTCCGTCAGTTACGACGGTGACGGCCTCTCCCATAAACGCTTCGACTTTTATCGTAATTGAGGCCATTACGTAAGCCTGTTCTGGTGAACGTATACATAATCCACGGTCACGTTCCTTGTGGCGGTCGAACGCGATATCGCTGCAACAACCGGAGTCATCGGCGTGTTTGGTGTAACAGCCCCAGCAACAGTAACTCCAACAAGAACGCCGTTTCTGTAAAAGGTTGCGGCGCCGGTGCCGTCATCTACTTCAATTCGCCACGTCTCGTAAGTTGCTGCAGCAGGCGCTACACCCATGTTCTGCTGGACCGCATCAACATCCGTGGCGACCCCCACAGCCCACCAGTTATCCGTAGACATCGACGTGTCAAACATGACCCCGAAGGCATTAGACGCGTTGGTATTGATCGTGTCCGCAGACGCCGCAGACTCGATGGGGAATTCCAAAGCAGCGATCTGGTCCGTCATCCCGACGAACACGGCGACGTTCGTAATGGCGCTAATTTGCAGTCGAAACTCGCAAGCGAAGCCGCCTTGCGCGGGACGCCATGTAAGTTGAGAATGAAGTTGCACTCCGTTCGTCGCCATCGTCCCGGCCGCGTCGTCCCCGGTAGTCATTCGCATGGTTCCGTGAGTCGCAATCACAACAGCAGGAGCCACAACTTGCGGGTCACTGCCTATTTGCGAACCCCACTCGTCGGCCAGAAAATCGCCAAGGAAGTCGTCAAAATGCTCTACGCGCTTCGTGATCGCTCGGCTGATGCGGTGGCGTTCATTGCTACCGTAGGCAACTAACTCGATGTGTCCTCGTCCAGCGTCCTCTAAAATAAGGCCACCGCTTCTCCCGGTTAGTGGTGCTGGCAGATCGGCGCTTACAACAAGCGCGTGTCGCATCAGCGGCGAGTTGCCGTTGTAACAATAGACCGCGTACTCCCCAAGCGGGGAGTTTGTGGACGTTGGCATCGACTCAAACAGTCGCGTAAAAGTCGTCAACGTAACCGTGGCCAAGTCTTGAATCTGCACGTTCTCACACACCAACAACGAACGCGCTTGTGCGGTAATGTCAAGAGCAGTTTTTCCTGCCCCGCCACCGGAGCTGATATTCCTAAGTGAAATGTTGCTGACGTTCCTGAGATAAATTCCGTTCTCGTTACCCAGGTAAGAATCCGACAAAGCAAAAGATCGCAGAAGTTGCGCTGCTGATAGGTCAATGTAGATAGGCCAGTACCCTGCGTTGCCTTGTTCGGTGCGTAAATTTTCTATAGAAAGAGGGTAGGAAATACCAGTCGCCGCTGTGCTGACCCAATACAAACCGTGCGTTCCTCCTACCCATGCTTGAGTACCGGAAAACTTCACGTTCGACAAATCGACGCCGCTTTCTATTTCGACGGCCTTGGCGGTCGTAATTAGGTAAACATCGTTAAATTCAAAGTGATCTATGTCAATCGGAGCGTAATTAGGATTCGTAGAAATCAGCAGAGGCCGCAGGCAGTTGATTGCGATGCGGCTGAAATATGACGCATCTCGTCCATTGGTCTTTATCCCGATGCTAGACCCCGCCCAAGAATTAACCGCGAAGTCCTCGCATACAAAGAGGTTCACATCAACAACATTGAGCGCGGTTTTGGTTTGCGTGTTGCCGCCGCCGCTAATAAAGCCGATACCCTTTATAGAGGACTGCACCAACTGAGTCGCCGTGGCTTTTTGGAAGCGAACGCATGTTGCCTCCCCTGATGGCCGAAAATCAATGGTGCTGGATTGAGGCCCATCGCCGCGAAGATTTATACGATCATTGCTAATACGTATCTCGGAGGACACAAGATAAGTGCCCGGTGGAAAGTAGATCAAACCCTTTGTCGCGGTTGAGGCTTCTACCGCGCTGATCGTTCTCTGGATTGCGGCAGTATCATCAGTGACACCATCACCGACAGCACCAAAGTCTTTGACGCTGACACTCTCGCCAAGTTTTGCGGTAACGCTGCGTTCAACAGCGCCAGTTCCTGATTGTGTAAACGTGCTGGTGTTGGCGTCACCCACTGCTAACTCAAAGGCGTTGCCTGCCACATTGCGGCGGAGGTAATAACCTGCTTTGCCTGTAACAGTGATGTCAGTTTGCTCTCCCTCAGATGACGGCACTTTCAGTGACCGACCTATTTCTTCATCAATCTGTTGGTCGATCATGGTCAACCGGTCGAGCCGGTCTTCCAGCACTTCCGCGTCGTTGATGTCGTTGTTCAGGAAGTCGTCGTCTTGTGTCAGGGGCAGCACGCGGCGAATAACCAGCGTAATCCCCGCAGCCGGTGCGCCGTAGGGGCTGGAGCCGCCAGCCAAACTAACCGTTCCGGTGGCTCCTGCGCCGCCGGATACCGTGTAGTCCGTGTTTTCGACCAAGGCTTCGGACGCGCCGGTTGAGTCCGTGACCGCCGTGAGCACAAGGTCACTGGTGTCAAAGAAGACCACTGGCGACGTGGCGAAGCTGGTCGTAACACCGTTGCCAGCGAAGGTCTTGCGGTTAGTTACTGAACTGACAGTCATTTTTAATCCCCTATATTCCAGTTTACCCTAAGAGCAGGAACATTGTTTCAAGTTCTTGTTTCCGTTGCTTTTTCTTTGTTGGCGTTTGCACCGACATGGCCATCACGTCCCAGTATGCGATGGGCGGGGGCAGTCGGGTGACGCTGAGTTCCGCATCCTGCCCCGTCACACTGAACGTGCCGTGCTGCGCCACCAGTTCGTAACCCGCTGTGACCGGCGTGTATGTGATGTCGATGTCTTGCCCGGCCAGCGCAAAGCTGCCATGCAAAGGCGACAGCGCGCGGTTGCGGGCCAGCGCAGCATCCTGGCCGGTCAGACTGAACGTGCCATGGTTGGCTTCGATCAGCTTGCTGCGCAGCAGCGTGATGTTCTGCCCTGAAAGGCTGAACGTCCCGTGGGTCGGCGATAGCGCCCGGTTGCGGCTGATCGTAACCGACTGACCAGTCAGGCTGAACGTGCCGTGCTGCGCCGTGATGTCGTAGTTGACCGGCGCCCCACCGCTTGCTGGGTTGTCGGCAATCGTGCCGTCGGCTATGGTGCCGTAGGCGATCATGCGTTACCAACACGTCAGGATGGCGAACGCATCGCCGCCGAAGCCCACCTGGCCGACGGTAGATGTGGTCAGTGCACCACCCATGCCCCCGCCGCCGCAGCCTGGCGCGCCATGGCCACCACGGCCTTGAACGAGGCCGGTGGTTAAAGCAGTGCCGTGTGTGGAAGCACTGCCGGTGCCGCCTATGAAGTAGCCAAGATTCGCAACCGGCCGGAAACCAGCATTGCCAAAAGCCGCAGGAACGGTGGCCGTAGCGGAACCCTGCCCGCCAAGCAGCGTGGGAAAGGCACCCGCGCCCGTTAATTGTCCGCCGTTGGTGCCGGTCGCCGCTGCTGCCGGCAGTCCGCCGCCGCCCGTGCCGCCCGTAACAAACGCGCCGGTGGTCGGCAGCGTCAGGTTGGCCGCCGCGACAGTCGCACCGCCTGCCGTGCCGACTTGTGACGCCAGCACTTGAATCGCATACATCCAGCCCAGCGGCATGTTGGTTGCGGCAGCAATCGCCGCAGCGGTGCCGACCGTGCCGCCTGTTGCACCCGAAGCGTTGCCACCATGTAAGCCGCCGTTGGCAAACGCGATGACGCCGTTCGCGGCGGTGGCCGGCTCGATCGCCACATAGCTGGCAAAGTTTGCCGTTGCCGTGGGTTTGCGCCCCGCCAGTGATAAATACAGCCGATCCGGCAATACAGCCAGGGGCATTTGAAGTATCGTGATTGCCCCACTTTGCCCGCCCGCACCACCAGCAGCGGTTGAGTTCGCGCCGACCACACCAGTGCCGCCATTACCACCGGCGCCAACCAGCACAATGGACAGCATGGACTTGCCACGTGGCTTGGTCCACGTTTTCCAAGACGTGCCAGCAGTTACCGCGTCGCCAAAGAACCACTGAACATCAGCGGCGCCTGTTGACTTCGGAGTGTGGGAAAAGTCCAGCATCAGTATTTGCCGCCAATGACTGACACGGCCCAGCCGGTGGTGACTGCCGTGCCAATCCCTCCATAGATGCGATAGCCGGGAGGGATGGCCATGTTCAGCGTGTACTCAATGTCAGGCGACGCTGCGACGATGCTGTATGCCGTGGCGGGGAGTGTCACTTCACCGATTAGCACGTTGTTGGCCGGGGTGGCCGGGGTGCTGCCGTTGTTCAGGAACAGACGCAACACCGATGCGGTGGACGTGCCGGTGATGGCTGCGCACTTGGCGCGCACTCTTTGCACAAAGCCGCCATTGGTGGCGTCCGCCGTGAACAACAGCACAGCATTGGCATCGCTGCCGTTAAAACCGGACACGTTGGCGGCGGTCATTGCAGTAGCGATCAGCGCGGACGTGCCGTTCCACTGAATGTCTGCTACCTTGCTATAGATTGGGTCATTATTACCGGGCATTGTCTATCTCCTTATGGCATTGCCATGCCGTTAAACTGTGCAACTTGGTAGCCTACGTTTGCGTGGCTGACTGTCTCTGCTGTCGCTGTGCAGTAGACATTCGATGTCCCTGCCAGCGTGATCGCGTTTCCTGAATTAGAACTGCTCCGTATCAAGTCTCTGGTCAACCCCGTAGTACCGTTGAACACACCTTCACCCACTTCCCACAATGCTCCAGACACCAGCAGGTAGGTCACTTTCAGCGACGCACTGCCGAACGCTGAAGCAAAGGTGCGGTAGTTGGTGACAGCCCCCGCAAGGGTGACGGCCCCCGTCCCTGTGGTGGCGGTAGTCTCTTGAACCCTGTCAGCGATGTATGGCATTACGTGGCCTGGAATACGCCGTTGGTGCCGTCAAGAGTGACGGTAACTGTCTCGCCTGCTGCGACCACTTGGCTGCTGCCGTAGTCCCAGTAGCCAATCACGTTGTTGTTCGTGCTGTTGACCAGCAAGGCGTAGCGGAAGGTGAAGCCACCGCCACTGGCCGTCCACGCGGTCGGGGAAGTCAGCACCAGTTTGTAGGTGCCGCCAGATTGCGTGGCGCTGGATACCGCGGCAGAATTGCCGCCCTGCGTGTAGCCGCCGCCAGTGGCCAAGTCCGTGGTGCCCGGCGTGAAGGCGGCGTTGGCCGGCGCAGCGGCAGACAAGGCAACCGCCCAAGTGTCGGAGCCAGCATTGACGGCTTCAAACAACGGCTCAATCGCCGCGTTGATTTTTACGAATGATGCGGTTGGCATTGCTGTCTCCGATTAACGTAGTACGGTTCTGGACCGCATGGTGCCGAGTTCATCAGGCACCATCACGCGGTCGGCCAAAGCGGCCTGAATCATCTTATCCATGCGCTTCGCCAGCGACACTTCCAACTTCTCAATTGCCGCCACCAGCGCCGCGTCTTCCGGGGCGTCTTCTTCGTCGGCTTCTTCCACTTCAACGGGCTTACGGACTTCCCGGCGCAGTTCATCAATCTGCGTTTGCAGTTCCGCAGTCATGCGCTCGGCGGCGATGGCGCGGTCTTCCAGCACCAGGATCAGCCGCCCGAGTTGCCGCGCGGTTTCGTCTGACGTGTCATCCGGCAGCTTCAATTCCCTGCCATTGCCAAGGTCGAGTATCATCGGGTTGCCCTAATTCGCCGTTCAGCTACGGGTGCCGGAGCCGCCACAACGGGCGCCGGTTCCTCTTTCCTAATCACTGGCGGTTGTCTAAAAAACATCTCTTGGTTGATAGCCCGCTGTGCTTGTTCCAGTATCTCTTGCCGATCTTCTTCGGAGCCAAACCGGTAAGCCGAAGACCGCCGTGCAGACTCCATTATAGCGTCAATCATCGCGCGGCCTCGCTGGGTGGCAACCAAAAGGTTTGGCTGTTGTCCTTTTCCACCTGTCGTTCGTAGCGTCGCAAATAGCCAGGGTTCAAGGCTTCCATTGTGCTGTTCAGGATTAGATGATCCAGTGCTAGGCGGGCGTAAAATATATTAGCAAACGGAGTGGATCCAACCGCCGCCCGGACTGCTTTGGCTCGGGGATCGTCGCCATCTCGCGCCGCTTGCAACACCCCTACGTATTGCTCCAGCAATCCAGCAGCGGGACCGGCTAATGTGCCAACAACCCCGCCGCCAAACCGGTTGGTGTTGCCAAACAAAAAGTCACCGTAGATGCCCACGCCGCCGCCCTGCTGCATGGCCGCCATAGCCAATTTGGCCCAGCCCGCCGCGTCTTCCGGCTCCCGCGGGTTGCGCCCTTTGGCGTATTCTTTGGCCGTCATGGCCACGTAGCCCAGCGCCGTAGTGCCTACGATCAAGTTTGCCAGCCCGCCGGCGTTTACGGTGTCACCTCGGTTTAGCTCCCTGCCTAAATGCTTCACTATGTAAGTCACTGGAAACTGTTTGAACTGCATGATGTAGCGCACCGCTTCGCCTAACGGCGTGCCGGAGGAACTGCCAAAGGTTGTCAACGCCTGCTCCTTGGCGCCGGCAAAGGTCATTGACTCTCGCACTTGGTCGGTGTAGTAGGCTGACAGGCTGGTTTTCAAGTTGTCGCGGCCTTCGTCTACTGCGCGGGTTGACGCGTCTGCTTTGTCCAAGTAGCTACGGATGGCTGCCTCAGACAAGCCATCAACCGCATCCGGCGTCAGGAACGTCTGCCCGTCAGCTTCATGCAATTTGGCTTCTTGCAGCGCGCCCCATGCCCGTTCTGATATACCGTAACGGCCAAGGGTGGTGCGCAATAAGGGGTCAAGATTGGCGTAAGGCACTTTGTTGCCGACTTGGATAGCCATGTTGCGGGAGAGCATTACCCCCATGCCGCGGGACATTGCATCCGTCCACCACGTCAACCCTGTGGCTTTAAAGAAAATATTGCTGAGTCGAGTCAGAGTGCCGGGCGCACTGTCTGTGGCATGAAACCGCTCGTAAACGCCGCCAAGAATACCCTGCGTGCCTGCGTTCAGTAAGTCACCTACCTCCCGTTTACCACTGCCACGGAAATTGCCAAACAGCGAGTCCAGTGAGTTCTTGTATCCCTCAAACAGATTAACGCCGTTGTGCCGAAGGACAGAAGCGCGAACCGCAATGTCAGGGAGGGAGGACAGCACCACACCGCCCAGCTTGGCCATTGATATGACCGAACGAATACCGCCGTTGATGGCCGCCGCGTTCGGGTTGCCATGCTGCAGAACACCGCCGCTGATCTGATTAAACTCGGCTTCTAGCATAGAACTGCCGAGGGCGTTAATCTCTTTAATGTCTGCGGTTTTCTTAGCTGACTCGATAGCGCGGTCAATGTCGGCACGAAACGCCGCTTCCGGGTTGGTGCCAAACGTGCGCATCAACGCCGTGTTGCGTGCGGCAAAACCCAAACTGTCCAAGACTGATTCGTACAGCGAAGCCCGGCCAAACTCGTTGTTGTAAGCCAGCCATTCGTCCGGGCCTTTAAACATCAGCACTCGTTCTTGGCTGATACGTTTGGCTAGATTACCCGACCCCTTGAAGCCCCCCATCCAGTCTGACGCGCCAGTGGCTCTCATGTGGTTGCCGCTGGCTAAATTGGCGTAAACGGCCGTCAAGAATTTGTCAACATCCAAAGCGTCGTCAAATGTGCGCACATCCAGCAGCGGCGTGATCTTGGCTTTCCAAACATCGAACCCTGCCTTGGCAATTTTTAGCTGGTCGTGGCTTTGCCGCGCCACGTAACCTTCCATTTTTCTAATGTAGGCGCCTGCCTTGTTCTGCAACGTGCGGGCGGTTTCCGTGTATTTGGCGAAAATGGCAGCAAGTGCCTGGGCGTTAGAGTCGCCAGTCGGTTGGACATTCTTGGCGCCGTTGGCGATAGCCATTTCCCGCGCCACGTTGCGCTCAAAGTCCGGGTCTTTCATTACTGCGGCTTCCAGCAGGTTGGCTCGTTCCAGTTCCACTACCATCGGGCCAAGCATCTCGGCTTCCAAAGCGTGCTTGACGGCATCTACACTGCGGCCAGCGTCTTGCCACGGCCCTTCCCTACCAACGGTCAGCGCCCGAATAGCCTCTGCTCGTTTGACTTTCTTGCCTTCCAATCCCTTGTAGAAATCTTCACGGGACAAGTTACGCATCCGATTAATGGCTTCGTTGCGGCGTTCTATCAGCGCTGCCAGCTTTTTTTCCGACGCCAGTGACTCCGCGGCGGCGACAATTGCCTGCTCGTTGGTCATCGTTGGGTTGTCACGGAGTTGCGCTTTTGAACGCCGGTCCAGCAACTCAAAAATATCATTAAGTTGTTTCTCGGTATTGTCTTCCCCGAGTGCTTCTTTTACCGCGTCGATGCAATCCTTGGCGGCCATTAGGCTTTCCTCATTCCACAGGCGGCGGCGGCTTTCCAAGCACGCGCATACAGCGACGCTTCTTTGGCCGCGTCCTTGACGGCTTGGCTTGGCTCAATGCCTTCAGGGGAGTAGGCTTCCAGTTCTGTAACTTCTTCTTGCATCCGGGTCGCCTCGTCGTCTATGGTTTTTACATTAGCTTCGTCAGCCACGCGCTGATCTGCAGCCGCTATGCCATCCGAGTCTGCTTTATCAACGTGCGGCTCTTGCGCTTTAGCGACGGCTTCTTTGATAGCCGCTTCGCGTTCCGGCGCGATCACTTTCGGCTGGGTGTCGATCAATGCAGTGTTTAACTCATCAGCAACTTCTGCCAATGTTTTAAATATTTCCGGTTTAGATCTTGCTGCCTCAAACATTTTAGCGGGGTCAGCTTGCATCTCTTTTATTGCAGCGCGGAACTGCTGCTCAGATGTCAGCGCTGGCGCCCCTTTCGGCTCCGGCTGCGGGAATATAGCTTTCAGGTCAGGCTCAAGACTGTCGATCTTTTTTGCCAATGTCCCGGCCAATCCGCGGTCTGTCTCGTCAGCGACTCGGGCTACCAACTGCGCCAGCGGCGAGTCTTCGGCCATTGCTGTTGGCAACCCTGCGGCACGGTCGCCCGTTATCCGGGCCAATTCGTTGTCCACATCCCGCGCCCATTCTCGGCGCAGCCCGCCAATGAAGTCAAGATTAGTTTGCGGGCTGCGATTGCCAGCGGCAACTTCCATCAGCACTCGAATGTCAATTGGCCGCCCCTCAAGCGCCTGCGCCACCGCAGTTCGCATTAACGCGGCTTGATCTTGGTGAGGCAGGCTGTCGATGGTTTTTGCCAAGGGGCCGGCTTCTGCGCGCGCTTTAAACCGATCCCCTATGTAGCCTGCGCTGAAGTGTAGCCCGCCGCCGATGGCGGTGCCAAACACAATGTTGGCCAAACTGTCAACCGCAGTGTAGTCAGCCTGTTCTTCCCTAGCTACCCCCAGCACCAGCGGCTCAATAATCGCCGCGCCAACCGCACCCTCAATTGCCCCGGTGGCTGCCCGCCCGCCGCCGACGCCCAGCCGAGCAGCCAACGCTGTCTGCCGTGCGGGACCTACAATCGGCACAAAGGCCAGCGCCACGTTTAACGGATCCAGCAACGACCCCAAGATACCCGCAGTTAGCGCAGTGCCTAGCCCCGCATTAGCGCGGCGCTTGGTGTCTTGCAATTCCAGTTCACGCACTTTCAACCGATACAGGCTTTCCGCTATCGGTTCCGGCGTCGGTGCATCAAACTTTAATCGGCCTTGTAGTCCATATTTTGAACTGGCTTCTTCTGACGACAAAATATTTGATGGCAGCCGCCCGGCGGTTTGTTCGTTGCCGAATTCGTCAACGTAAGCCCCGTCGCGGTATCGCGCCCGCGCAGTTGCCCGGAAAGCGGAGGGTATAGGATTGCGGGTCAGGGTTTCTTCAAACGCCGCACCAAAACCCTCTCCAAATGTGGCGGGCATGATCTCCAGCCCCAGCGCCGTTGCCCGCTGGTTGACTGGGACTTCGGGGAAAAAGAGATCAGCCATTATCGCGCCCGAACGGCTGCGCCGCCAGGGGTGGTATTGACGCCAGCCGGTAGCGCCCCGCGTGTTGCTTGCGGCGGCAGGTTTTTCAAGTCGTCAAAGTAAAGGCGAACCCGCTCACCGGAATCCAGCGTAACGGGGGTGCCGTCACTGTTGCGCCATTCAATGCCAAGTCTGCTGGTGCTCTGGTCAGTGACGTTGGCCCAGAAGCCCCGCATAGCTTCGCGCCGGTTGGCGTCACGCCGGTAGGTGTCGGACAGCGCCGCGTCGCCGCCGGCCGCAGGCACAAACGCGCTGGCGGGGGTGTTCTGCATAATTCGCGCTGCTTCCCGCTGCGCCGCCCCTATCTCGCCTTTCGGTGCCAAGAAGGTGGCGCCCGCGTCGTAGCGGTCAAACACCAATGCAGCCGTCGCTCTTTTGGCAGCCGCAGCCGGGCTTTCCCCCTTGGCAACCGACTGATAAGCCAACGCTTTAGCCGCTGCGAATTCTTCGCGCAAAACGGCTTGCGCACCGGGACCGGCTTGCGACAGGATACGCGCATAGGGCTGCAGCGCCTGTTCCACTTTGGCGTCAATATCTTTGGCGTCGGTGTCCAAAATGTTCTTGCGCAAGTCAGGGCCAGCCTTTAATGCGTTGGCTAATTCGGTGCGGGTGCGTGCGTCGCTTGGCGCGGTTAGCCGGCCAATTGTGGCGTAGCCGGGAGCTATTTTTCCGTGCATTTCGCCTAGCACTTCTGCCCACATCGGGCCGAACTGCTTTTGCAAACTTTCCATTTTGTTTGCCGCTTGCTCCGGGGCCAAGCTGGCTACGTCCGCTACCGTTTGGTCAATTAGTGATTTTGGCAGCAGACGCGGCGTGTGTCCCGGCCCGCCAAGATCCCGTTGGGCTTCAGTGGCAACCGTCGAATACCTGCGCACGGCTTCCGGGGCAAAATTTGACTGTACCATGGCGTCAAAGGCTTTACGTGCCGGGTTAGAGTTTTGCACTGCGTAGCTGGCCGGGTCTTCCTTTAAAGCCCGGTCACGTTCGCGCGCGGCGGACTGCAAGGCTTCCATGTAGGCTGCGTCACCTTTGAAGTTGCCGGGCTGCGCAATTGCTGCCTGCGCTTCTTGCATCTTCTTGGTAAGGTCGGCATAAGGCATACTGCGCACCTCCACCCGCGCGCGCCCGATGCTATCGGCGCTTTTGATGGCCGCAGCTAATTTGGCGTCGCCGCCAGCTTCCCGCACTGACAGCCCGTTTTCTACGCCGGCCGCGCGTTCGGCAATGCGTTCGCTAACAACAGCAGCACGTTGTTGCCTCTCGGCGTTTTCGTACTGGCGGATGTCCGTGTTAAGCGCGTTCAGCGCCCGCCCGTATTGTTCACCGGACAGCAATTGCTGCCAGCGGTTGTTGGTTTCTAATTCTGACTTTAGGGCTTTTGCGCCGCGGCTGTCACTAATGGAGGCAATGCGCGCACCCAGCGCCATGCCAGGCAATACGTGGCGGCGTTCTTCAGACAGGCGCTGTCGTTGCGCTTCAGTCAACCCGGTCAGGTTTAACCCTGCCATTAGATTTTGCTCTTGCACCATCAAGGCTTCAAGCTGGTTCGGGTCTTTTTGCACTGCAATAGCGTTTTGGTCAAACACTGTTTTGACTGCTGACTGCGCTGCCGCACCAGCGCGGGACGACTGCAAACGCATGGCGTTGTCAATCAGTCCAGCGCGCATGTTGTCCAGATCAATTTCAAGTTGCCGGCGACCCATCGGGTGCTGCTGCCCGACAACGGCTTTGTCTTTGAAGTCCTCAAACTCTTTGGTAAACTGCGCCACAACGTCAGGCGCCTCTGCCATTGGCTTTTGAGCAGCGTTATCCAACCACGTCAGCCACTCGTTTCGCCCTTTTGCCACAACAGAAGCGTTATTGATATTGGCGTCACGTTCTGCTTGCGCTTCGGCAATGCGTTGCAAACGCTCGGCTTCTTTGGCACGGGTTTCTTGCCCTTGCATCAGCAATTCGGCGCTACCTTGCATGGCCCGCCCAACGGGAGCCATGTCCACAAAATTCGTGTCTTCAACACCGGCACGCCGCCCGCCGGAGATGGCACCCGGCTGAATGTCGGCACTACGAGTAGGCAGTCTTGGCATGGTTAATATCCGGGGTCGTCGTAAGAACTGACAGAGATACCGCCAGTGCGGGTCAGCCTGCCTTGGTTCATGTTGTAAGCCGCAGCACCGCCTTTAAGCAGTTCGCCGCCGGCCTTCATGTAGCCCGCAGTCCGCGCGGCCTTGCCGCTGGCCGTGTCCAGATTGGCCGTATTCACAAAGCCACGCGCACGCTGTTCGCCCTGGTAGACCGCGTATTGCTTCTCCAGTTCGCCTTGTGCCGCTTGGTCGCCCAGCACGTCCAGCACCGAGCCGGAGTCTGCCGCGCCGCCGCTCTTGCCCTGCGCCGCCCGAATGGAACCCAGCCGCAGCGCGTTCTCACGTTCAATCTGGCTTGCCTGCGCCGCCGCGTCACCCCGCGCAATCTCGGCGTTCTGCATACCGACTGCCGCGTTGAAGTCTGCAGCGGCCTTGGCAGCGTTACCCTGTTGGATGGCGCTGACCGCCTGTACGCCAGCGCCAACAGCCGCCATAATTGCCAGCGTGCCGGGGTCTTCGCGCAGCCCGTAAGCCGGGCCGCCGAACGGATTACCGGCTGGAATCTCAAACGCCCAAAGTTTGTCTGCCCGTGACATGCTCTACCCCGTAATCCTCACGTACCCCGTGTGGTCTTCCCCTTCCGGGCCGAAGCGTTCCATCCGCTCAGTCTCCACCCGGAACCCCAGCATCTTTGCCCACTTGTGGCCCAGCGCAAAATCACGCCGAACACTGATCTCCAGCCGCCCTTCTACCTTGGCCATGTGCTTTACCGCGGCCATGGTAATGAACCGCATGTACTTGCCACTGGCCTTGTTCAGATACATCCATCCTTGATGCCGCCCTGGCCAGTGCTGGATCGTCCCGCCGCACGCCACCGGCGTTCCGTCAACCACTGCCGTCCAACTGTTCTGCTTCTCCAGCGCCATCAGGGTTTCCACATCCAACGGCATGAAACCGCTTTCCGGCTTCCCCGCTCCCACCAGCCACGCAATGTGCCAGCGGCGAAACGGCACCACTTGTCTAGTCCGAGACATTGATCTTCGGCATGATGGCCAGCACGGTTGCCGGGAACGGGCCGTCAGCCCGCCAGTAGACTTGCCCACGCCTGTTAAAGTCGTCTTCCATTCGTTCGCTGATAACGTCAGTCACAAGCGCGGTTGCCTCACCAAAGTTTTGCCCCCATGTCGTTGCAAGAATCTCAGTTAGATTAGCAGAATCCGGGCCAAATTTCAAGCCCAACGTATCCATCAGCCAAAACCCTACAAGGTGAATTCGCTTAGTTTTGCCCTGCGAGGTGCCATCCTGCGACCCCCCTTCCAGTGGCATGGTCTGCCCGTCGCTTTGGTAGCTGTAACCCAGCGTGACGACCGTGGCGGTGTGGTTCAGGGTGACGGTGCCATTGGTGACGGTCACGGCCGGGTGCTTGGCGCCGTCCACGTAAGGGGTGATGCTCTGCCCTTCCAAGTGCCACAGGCCCGTCACGGTGCTGCTGGGCGACGCGTTGGTGATGGTGTAGCCACAATCCAGATGGAAAGCGTCAACCTGCGTGTCGCCGTATTCCCAGATTTTGCTCATGTATTCAATGTAGCGTTTGGTGGCTCCATTGATGTAACGCTTGACTACCATGTAGAGTTCATCCCGGCTGGCGGACGGGTTCGGCACCACGGCCACGGATTCGACCAGCGGGATGGCGGTGCTGCCGGCGTTGCTGTAGCCGCCAAGTTCGTGCCGGTGCCAGGCCACTACGTCTTGATCGCGCTCGTAGGTGAAGCCCAGCAGCACGCCGTCTGACCGGACAGCCCAGACAATAGCCTGCGGCTGGGTCTGGTAGGCCAGTTCGGTGATTGACGGGCGGGTGATGTGCTCGGCCAGCATGGTCATGTCAGGGGCTTTAAAGCCATCGACTTCAAATACGTAAGCCAGTTCCCGCAGCTTGCGACCCGCGCGCTGGACGAACAGCACGGCGTTGCCCGCGGACACGGGCGCCACATCGGCGCTGCCGTGGCGAGTGGACGGTTTGCCTGTAATGTTGGTAGGGGTAATGGCTTCGTTCAATGCCGAAGGCTTTACCTGCCATTCGCCGCGGGTGGTGCCGACCAGCAAGCCCTTCTCGTTGGTGGCCAGCCACTTGACCGCATTGACATCATCTGCGTTCAAAGTGAACGACACGGCGTTGTCATCTGCCACCACGCCCGCCGTGCTGGTCGGGGCGAAGTTGGAATACAGCCCGGTCTTGGAGCCATCAATACGCTGCGGCGACGTGGCCGAGCCAGCAAAGAACAGCCGGTCTTCATGGAACGTGGCGCAGGTCGGGTAGCCCGTGGTGTCTGACCACAGGCCCATGCGCCAGTCGGTCTTGGAAGTGGCGTCGGTCAAGGTGCTGTAGACATGCCCAATCACCACGGTAGTCGAAACGAAGTGGACGATTTCAACGTAGCCCCAGACAGAACCTTCCCGGATGCGGATCAACCGGCCAACGTCGGTGCTCAGAAAGCCTTGCCCGCCGTTGATGCCAGTGATGGCACTGGCCGTGATGAACGGGTGCCGGCTTGAAGTGCCGCCGCTGACGTAGGCGTTGGTGTAGACGGAGCCTTGCAAGTCAAAGTCGTTGGCATTAATTCGGGTGACAACCCAGTGCTCGTTGGCTTCAGTCGTGCCAAGCACGTTTTCAATTTCGGTGCCTTCGCCAGTCAGCAGGCCGTGGCCCGCCGCCGTGATGCGGATAAGACCTGAACCATTATTTGCCGCGTTAGTAATGGCGACCGGCGTGCCATTCGTTGCGGTGTCCGGGGTCAGGGTCGTGGTGCCGGTGTTCATTGACTCATACGGCCCATCGGCAAACGTGATGTCAGCCAGCGTCCAGGACGTAGCGGACACACGCACCAGCGTTGCCGGCGGGAAGTCGGGGTGCAGAATATACAACGTATCGGCAGATTGGACGATACGCAGATCAACCAAGTCAGCTTCGGCGTAAGTCGTCGTCACCTGGTAGATTTCCGCCACCGTGCCGCCGGACGACCATGTGCCATAGCCCGTGCTGTTGACCGCGGTGCCATCGCTGTTGTAGAGTTCAAACGTATTGGCGCCGGTGTTGATGTTGGTCACAACGAACTCGCGGCGGTTCACCTGCGTCATACCGACAACGCCAGAGACATACACACGGTCGCCGTTGGCGTAAGTGTCGCTGCCAGAATAAGTCAATACCGCTGTTGCGGCTTTAGTGATGCCGGTGATATTTTGGCCGGTTGCCGTCAGCGGCGCGTTGCCGGTAAAGAACCGGATGTAATACTCCCCAAACTCCAGCACGTAGGTCTGGGTGACGGAGAATTGAAACGGGAACAGGCGGCACTCTTTGTCGTGATGCCGCGCCTGCTGTTGGTAGACGGTGCCGGGGCGGCGGGTCCACGCGCCCTGGGTCAGCGGGATGGCGTTCTTGCAGACTTGCAGACCATTCTTGTACTTGGCGATGTCTTGCCGGCCAAGCAAAAGAGGGCTGAGTTCGCCCGCGTTACAGGTATTCTGAATCAGGCTGGCACGGGCCATGTCAGTACCTAGCTGCCAGCCACGGGTCTTCCGGGAACTCCTGTGCGGCTTTCTCAATCGCCCCTACGCGGCGGGCTTCTGCGATGTCGGCCTTGTAGTCGTCCTTGACGCTTTCCTTGTCCGAAGTGCTGTCCGTGATTTCCTTGGCGCACTCCATGGCTAGGCGACCAGCGAAGGCTTCCACAAACAATGGGTCGTAGTAGTTCGGATCTTCAATGCGGGCGATGTATTTGATTTCCAGCGGTGCCGCATCTGTGCTGAGAATGTAAATGCCCTCGATTTTCCAGTCCACCGCAGCGCCCGACTCGTCATCCCGCAACAGGCGGATGAAGTCGTTGGGCAGGCCGTAACGGTTATAGTCGCCCCACACCGGGTCGTCGCCATCGGCGGCGATTGAATCGCGTTTGATGGCGAAAGACCAGTCGTAGCGGCGCAGTTCTGCGTCACGGACACGTTCAAAAGCCGCGTTCATGCTGCGTGCGTTTGGCGTGTCCTGATCCAGACTGGAGATGCGTTTCGCGCCCAGCTTTTGCAAGGCGCGATTGGCAATGGCGACATTACTAATCGCCATGGCTTCTACTCAGCTTCCAGATCTAACGTGATCCCAATAGTGTTGTTGACTGCCAGCGGCGTCCAGGCAGCAAGTGCGCGAAGCACCACTGTGAACTCGCGTTGCGCCAGCGTCTGCCCTTCAAAGTTGAAGTGGAAGCCGTTGGACCACGGGGCTTGGAGCACGTTGGTCGCCAGCGGCTGAACCAGATGCGCCATGACCGCTTGGAACTGTGACGTGCCTGCCGCAACGGTGCCGAGCGGCCCAGTCCAGCCAGTGTCATCAAAGCGAAACGCCGCAACCGCTTTGGCGCGAACGCTTGCCTCAAACGGATGGGTGACGTTATCACCAACAGCTGCCGGCGCGTCCGGCGTCCTGAACAGCAAAAGTTCTAAGTCGCAGACAGTGGTGACTACATCACTGGAAGCGGCCGTCAGGTCTATGGCTGCTGCGTAAATGCGTCCGCGGGTGAAGCCACTCATGTCAAACGTGGCGCGGACAACAGACCCCGCAGTTTGGCTGCTGCTTATTTCATCACCGGCACCGTATGCGCCAGCAACGCACGGCACAAGGATCGAACTACGCTTACGCATCACTTGCATGACGGCTCCTTACGACGCAGCCGTTACGGGCCACAGTTTTGCGGTCGAAATACGATCGTAAACGATTTTCAGCTGGGCCAGCAAACGCTGCTTGCCTTCCATGCCGACAAATACCGTGTCATCCCAGTTGAATTGGCAAACACTGGCGTTGTCCAGCGTGCCGCCGGTAACGTCAAACGTAACATCGTTGCCGTTGACGTGCGGGCCGTTGGTGCCGGTGACTTGAACAGAGGCTACTGCCATGTGCTTCTCCCGAAAAAGGAACCCCGAGGGCCGAAGCCCCCGAGGTCAGTCGCCGTTATTCCGGCAGAACGTAGTCCACTTCCATCAGGTGCGCAATACCTGCACCCAGTGCCGTCACAACCGTCAAGGCGATGTCAAACTCAACATCAGCCGTGGCGCCGGCGGTGCCGACGGCCGTCACATAGGCGGTTGCCAGGTCGCTTGCGCGTTCCAGGGCGGTCTGCGTCACGTCGATCTGCGTGCGATCTTTTTCAGCGGACATCACATACAGCGTGGCGAACACGTCGTCATCAATGGCGATGCCGTCGGTGCGATACAGGCCGCATTTGACTGCGCCCGAGGTCGTGGTGGCGCCGGTCAGGAAGATGCCGGTGATACGCGCGCGCGCCGGAAGGCGAACGAACGTGTACCACTGACCAGCGGTGCCGCCGGTGAACGACGCAGCAGCCAGATAGCCTTGCGCCGTGCGGTGGATGCCGCCCTTTTCCAGCTGGTTGGTCTTGACCGCCGGGCTTGCCGACTGGTCGGTAACAACTTGCGAGCTTGATACGAGTGCCATGTCAGCTTCTCCTTAGATCTGGTCGTCGCACTGGATGCGGATTTGCTTGCCCAGTTGCGTGCGGGTTGCGCCGAGGGTCATGGCGAGGTAGACCTGGGTTGCGTAACCCTTGTCTGCGCGCGGGCCAATCTCAGCCCGAACTTCGTCCCACATGCCCAGATGCATACCTGACTTGAGCCACAGCGGGATCAGGCGGTTGCCGGAGGTAATGGTCAGGCGCTCAGTGATGATGAAGTCCACACCCATGAACCGCTTGACTTTGCCGTCCACCAGAACTGCGCTGTTACCGTAGTCCTTGTTGACGACTTGCATTTCCTTCAGCAGCGCATCGTGCTCGTAGCTGGAGATGGCGCCGTAGACGGACTCGTTCAGTTCGCCCTTGTTCGCCAGCATCAGCTTCTGAATGGCCGACTGCAGCTTGGCCACGTTCAGCGCCGAAGCGGTGCCGCCCGTGTTGACGCCCACGTCGTAGGTGCCGGAACCCAGCGTGCCGAACGACTCAGAGGTCGTACCGTTCTCGCCGGTGTAGTTGGTGCCGAAGATCGCGGCCAGGATGATGTCATCCTTGACACGCTGCATTGAAGCGGCGCCGGCCATGGCATACGGGCTGGTCAGTTCAACGATGGCGCGCAGTTGGTCTTGCTTGTCAACCAGCGAGGCCCATTCGTAGTCGGTCGGGAAAACCCAACGCTTGTCTTGCGAGAGATCGAGCAGCGGGGTGTCAGCGTGACGGCTGGTACGCTGGACAGCCGTAGCGGAACCAAACTGTTCGACAGTGCTGGCGGCTTTGCCAACGTAACTGCCAACGGTGACGGCACCGGCAAGGCGGGAATCGGTTTGTTGCAGCAGAAGCTCTACGTTGGCCTTGTACTGCTGTACTGAGGCAACTGTGATGTTATCCGGCATGATTTACTCCGTAAGTGTTTAATTTCAAGTCAGTTTGTCCAATCTGGCTGGACTTCGCCGGCTTGTCCCTTACGGGGGCCATGCAGGTCAATCACACTGCGGGGGCTTTCACCTTGTCCGCGCGACTTCCCTACAACTCCATATTACCACACTGCACGCTACTTTTTCCCAGGCAACCCCAAAGGCTTAACAGGCTCCCCTTTCGGTGAAGAAATAATCCAATTAAACCAAGCACTTGCAATTTCAACTACCCCTTCGGCCTGCCCTTTGAGGTGGACCGTAGGGGTTCTGGCTGCGGCTTCGATGCACCGCAGTTTGATTTCGCGTTCGTCCATCACTTACTGCCCGGGTACATAATGGAAAAAAGTTTGTTCTCTTTTTCCTGCGCCATCTTGTGACCGGGGTGGCTCTTGTCCTTCAGCGCGGCGATATGGTTCGGGTCGCTGCGCGCGGTCGCCAGTTGGTTCTTGGCCTCGTCCGGGGTCAGGGTGGTGCCGAAGTCGGTGTTCTTGTTCGGCGTGACCAGCGTGTCTTCGCCCAGCTTGCCGCCCATCTCGGCCAGCAGTTTGTAGGTGCCGGCGTAGCCCAGACTCTTTTCAATGGAGTCAATTAATTCCGGCGTGAAGCCCAGCGTGGTGGCGGCGGTCTTGGCCCGGTTCATCATCCGGTCATGCCCGCCACGCCATTCGTCCAGCAGAGATTGCTTGTCGGCCGCCACGTTCAGGTCGTAGTCCTTGGCTGCCTGTTCGCGCGCGGCCGTCTGCATGGTGTTCCACTCGGCCACCAGCGTCTTGGCCTGGCTGTCCGTCACGTTTGACTTGTGCAGGATACTCTGCATGGTCTTGGCAAAGCCCTCGTCCGCCTTGGCGCCTTTCGGCAGGCCAACAGTCATGTCATATTTGTCCGGCGACTCGGGCAGGCCCAGCTTCTGAAACACGGACTTGACACCTTCCGGGTCGTCCATGCGCGGCATGGTAATCAGGGTTGACGGGTCACGTCCAATCAGTTTCTCGACTCCTTGGTAAGACTTCACGATGTCCGCCGGCGCGGTCCAGCCTTTGTTGGAGATGTAAGCGGCGGCGTCCGGGTCGGTCAGACCATGCCACGGGGCAGCAGCATCAGGCGCAGGGGTAGATGCGGGGGCGGGTGCAGGGGTAGATGCGGGGGCGGTGTCGGTCATAGTCCAAGCTCCTTCAGTCCATTGATGAAATCGTCACAGTGTATCTGCTCCATGCACTTGGAATCGCCGTACGGGCAATTCCGGAAATCATGTCTGCTCATGCGCCACTTCGATTGGCAACCGGTACACTCCAAGTCACGCGGGCCGACGTAACGTATCTTGTAGCTTGGGTCGCCGTTGCGGGCGATGAACCGGTGGCGCGGTATCGTCGCCCCCATGGCGTAGATGATGTTGGTGTCGGTCGTCCCGGCCAAGTGCAGCGTGCCACCGTCAACGCCAACCACCGCTTCCGCGTAGCCCAGCAAGTCGCGTAGTTCCAGCAGCGTCGTTTTCTCCCGCAGATCAATGCACTCTACGCGCAGGGAAGGCGGCAGCTTGTCTACTTCGTCAATGATTGTGATTGGCGTCAGCACGCCGCCAGCTTCGGCTTGCGTGTGGCTGGTCTTGGTGCCGACCAGCACCGGCACGTAGCCTTGCTCGTTGACCCACTCAATTACCGGTGCCATGACGCTGGCGCGGAATAGCTTGTTGTCGGATGTAGCCCCTACCGGGAACACCACGTAAGGTTCATCGAACCGACGCTTGCCCAAGGGCGCCTGCGTAGGGTAGCTGCGTTCCAGCATGTTCTCCGGGCGCGAGTCCAGCAGACAACCAAAAGCGTAGTCAACCATGTGGACACGGTTGCGGGTGTGCGTGTTGAACGGCATTTGGTTCAATGCCACATGGCCGGGGTTGCGTTCTTCCCGTTCGGCCTTGGTCTTGGGAAAGTCCTCAAAGTTGCGGATCTCAAACTCGCCGTAGGGCTTCAGCAGGTGCTCCAGCAATTCGTGCTGCCACGACGGTCCCCACACCCGGATAACGGAAAATGGGTCGGCTACGCGCCCGGCAATCACTGCCGGCAGCGAACAGATCACGTCACCCAATGCGCCGTGGTTCAACACGAAGTTCATCGGCAGTCCATCACCAATCATCTTGCCGTCACGATACATTCGTATCTCCGCTCGGTCGTCCAGAGTAAAGCTGCCACAGTTCATCGGGCGACAAATTTAAATGGTTTTGCACTCTCAACCACACTTCCCGGCGGCCTTCTGCCATGGCGTGCGCGCGGTCGTCTGCGTGGAACGTGGACTCATGCGCCCGGCAAAACCGCGCCAGGTCGCGCAACACTTCTTCGCCCAACGGCGAACGGAACGTGGTGTTGTAAGCGTGGCGCCGGCGCATCAACACCCGGCGTACCTGCTCCCACCAATCGGTCAGGACTTGCATACGACCATAGTTGTTTCCCACTCCTTGATGATGTTGCGGCAATGCCGGGCTTTGTATTCCAAGTCCGGGTCGCTGCCGTCTACAGCCGGGTCAAACGTATACCGCACCGGCCCCATATCAAAGTCTATATTAAAGTATTTCCAGAACGGTGTCAACTGGTGGCCGTGTTTGGCCAGCATGTCGGAATATTTCTTGGAGAACATCGCCAACGTGCCGGGCAGAATGGCGTGCTGGTGGGTCGGGTCTTGCAAAAAAATATCGTGGCTCGGGTGCGGCAAGGTGACATGGACGCGGGCGCCGTGGGCGCAGACACGGTGCAGTTCCCGCATGAAGTGGAAGAACGGCTCGACGGGAGCGATGTGTTCAATGACGTGCGACGCCTCCACGGCTTCGACGGAGTTGTCATCCCACGGCCACCGATCAACGTCCAGCCGGACAACCACGTCCGGGTCTTCCATCGGCTGGGAATCGACGTTGACGAAGCCGGGCAGCTTCTTGCTGCCGCATCCAAGGTTAAGTTTTATCAAGCAGCGGGTGCTGACTTCATCAGGCCGGCGACGGCGGGGGCTGCTTCAATCATCTGTTGTGTCTGGGCTTGTTGCGCGCGACCGGCACGCATGGCTTCTACGTCCTGCATTGAACGAGTCCATGCGGTCGGCGCACCCTGGATGTCCAGAATCTCCGGCATGGCGGTATCAAAATTGAAAAAGTCAAGAGGCGACGGGTCGCCGGTGTTCTTGGCGTAGTTGGCCGCCACGTCCAGCGCCCGCATGAAGCCAGCGGCTTTCTCCGACCGCTGCATCCGCGACATCGGGCTGTCGTACTCAATGAAGTATTCTGCTGCCTCGGTGTTGCGCAGGATCGACGGCATCTCCGGCACCAGCCCTTGCTGGAACAGGAGATCAAGTTCGCGTTCGATCATGCGGCCAAGGAACTCGGCTTGCAGACGGCCAGCGGTCGGGGCGATTAGCATCCCCTTCTCGCGCGCCCGCTCCAGCACTTCGGTCGCCGTCATCTGCGGCGTGTCGATCAGAATCTGGAACAGCGTAATCAGGAAGGCGTCATTGATGACATCCTTCTCCATCTGCATCATCTTGTCGCCAACCGCAATGTTGCCGGTCGGCAGCACGTCGATCATGCGTTTGCCATCTTTGTTCAGACCGCCGGCGTTCAGCGCGCCGGGCTTCAGGCTAAAGGAACCAAGGTTGCCGTCGTCGTGCGCCAGCAGGACCGGATCCACAACACGGTGGCCTTGCTTCAGCACGGTCTTCTTTTGCTCGTTCAGCACCTTGATGGCGGGCAGCACCCACTGCGCCGGGCCGCGACCGTAAATCTCACCGGATACCTGGGTGTAGCGGGCCACCGGCAGCGGGAAGCTGTTGTAGCCTGACTCCCGAATTTCCTCTTGGTTCTGCGCAAAAATGTAGAGCGAAGCGTAACGCATCCCCTTCGGGTCAACCCTGCGCGGATCAAAGTCTTGCCGCGGGTAGACGCAGTGCAGGACTTCAAACTTCTTCTCGGCCTGCTGCGGGTTCTTCAACGCTTCGGTCACGGCTTCCGGCACCTTGTCGCCGGAGGCATTGAACTGCTGCGAAATCTGGCGCGCGGTCATAAACCACGAACGGTAAAACGTGTCTACGACGCCAGCGTGGTTCTCGACAAAGTAGACTTCACCCAAATGGAAGTTGCGATAGCGTAAGCCACGGGTGCCGTCTTCCGGCTTGTCCACATACAAGGCGCCGTTGCCGTAGGTGCCCAGCCCCATGTAGGTTTGCTGGCTGTTGCCCACGAAGTTGGCCATGGGGCGATAACGATGACTGAACAGAATCTCGTTCAGGTCATCAAAGAACAGGCGCACGGCGCGGTTGCGTTTCAGCATCTTGTCCGCCGGCACCAGCCGGTGCCACACGGATGCTTGCGGGGTTGCCAGTGATTCAATCACGCTGGAGAAGCGTTGCGCAGCAACACCCACCGACGAGTCGTACTGCAGTTCGGTTTTCTTCTGGCCCTGCGCGCCGAAGGCGTTGTCAGACCCGCGGCCCTGAAAAGAGTTGCGGTGCGCCGGGATGATCAGCGACGCCGCTTCTTCCCATTGCGTATCGAAGTTGGCCCGGTCAGACCTGAGTTGCCCCAGCTTCTGAATGTGATACTGCGTCTTCTCGCTCAACCGAGCATCTCCGAAGACGCGCGCTTACGCATCAGCCCGCGTTCGGCTTGCATGGTTGATGCCAGTTCGCCACCGGCGGCGACGGTGCCAGCACGGCCAGCACCTTTGCGCTCGGCCAATGCCGCCCGCTCGGCGTCCAGCCGTGACTTTTCTGCGGCCGGATCGTTGACGGGGTTTACCGGCACCGGCTGCGGTGCGGGCATGGAAGGCTTACTCAGGATGCCACTCATTGCGTTTCTCCTATGCCTACATCATATCACGTAACCATGGTGTCAGGAAAACAGGGGTGTTTTCCTGACAAGATCACGACTCGCCCATCCAAGACGAAGTGCCTTCGACCACCCGCGCGCCAGAAGCCCGCCGGTCATCACGACGAGGCGGGTTGACTTCAAAGGTGCAAGCCAGGGCGTCCGCGTCGTCAGGCGACTTAACCCCACGGCTTTGCAGGTCTTCCTTGGTTTCCAGAATCTTTTTGTTTTCCTCCCGCCCGCTCCACTTCCAACCCCGGTCGGTCAACTGGTGTGACAGCGAACCCTTCTCGCCTCCGTCCTTCTCCACCATGCCACCCGGCAGCCAGTCGCGCACCTGCCCCCACAGTTCAGCCGCGTGGGTGGCGAACTCGCCGTCCTTGATGTGGGGTGAAGAACCAAACTTGACTTCATGCATCTTGTGCCGTATCCGGTTGTTCCGTTTCAGGATGTCGATGACACCGGTTCCCATTCCAAAGTCAATGCAGATGGCGTCCGGGTTGTATCGCATGTCCAGCTTGACGATCTCGGCGGCGATCTGCACATTGTCCTGCGCCAGCCACGCCCCCTTTGTTGCGGTTCCGCAACAGTCCCGCGCATTACGCCCTTGGCGAAACCGCCAGGAGGTCTTGCCGCGGGGCGCTGGGTCCACGCCCAAAATCAACGGTTCGCCGTGATCCTGCGCCAGCGCGTTCTGCTGCGCTGCACGAACTGCGTCCCACGGGATGAACTGGTCTTCGGATGTCTGCGGCGGCAGGCCCATGATCTCGACCCGCACGAAGTCAGAGTCAATGCCGTAGCGTTTGATCTGATCTTCTACGACGGCCTGGTCAACCCCCTCCATGCCACGGGTGGACAGGGTGCGCAAGTCCCAGCCATCCCCCATCTGGGCGTCATTAAACAGTTCAAAGAACCGCCCGGAGCGACCCCGCATCTGTGAGGCGGCCATCCAATAGCGGTAGGGGTTCTGCTCGGTGAAGAAGCCCTCGGACACTTCCCAGATTTTGCTTGGGATACCCGCCGCCTCGTCAAACTGCAGCAGCAAACCGTAAGGGTTGTGTACACCAGCAAAGGCGTTGGGGTTGTCTTCACTCCACGTTTGGCCAGCACAGAACCAATACTTCGGATCCACACCCAGGCCGCCATCCTCCGGCAGTTTCTTGACGGTGTTCATCAGCCACGGGGCCGGCACGATGCGCATGGTTTCCAGTTCAAACCAATGAGCGTTGATGGCGGCACCGAACCAAACTGCGTACTCCGGAAACGTGCGACTGCGCAACTGGCCTTCCGTGTTAGCGGTCACTATCGTTGTGGAACCAATGCGGGTGCTCATGTGCCAGTGGGCAACCATGCCGAACTTGGCAGACTTACCTGGGCC